CTGGTGTTGGTGGTGGTGGCGCCTTAACGCAAGCTGATCCTATAACTATTGGTGCAACATTAGCTTCACCATTAGCCTATTCGCCAGCAGGAGTTCCAATAGCCAGATACGGAGTGGCAGGGGCTGGCGGGTTAGCGCGAGGCGCAGTGCCAGTAGCAGCGGCAAACACAACAGAAATGAGCCGCCAAATGTTAGCAGATATTTTGAGGCGATAAGTGGCCCAGAAAAAGTTTCAGAAAGATTCCAAATTCAGCAATTGGGATTTGGATGGCGATGGCGTTGTAACAGACGCTGAAGTACAGCACTCCAAAGAAATCAAGAAAATTGAGACAGAACTGCGTAAGAACCTAGCACAGCTACGAATGGCTAGGTTTACGTTAGTCGCTATGGGCGCCTTTACCCTGGCCATGTTCTTTGTGCCTATTGAGCGCGTTGAGGCATTGGCTGACATTAGCAACCTTTTTTACATATCAGGTGCAGGCATCGTTGGCGGTTACATGACCACCACGGCCTGGATGGCGAGGAAATAAAATGCTTGGAGTTCTTGCGTCCATATTGGGCAACGGCGATGTTATCAAAAAAGGCATGGACTTAATTGATGATGTCCACAGTTCTGATGAAGAAATGGAGCGCGTAAAAGCGCAGGCTAAAATTGACACGATGAAAGCCTATGCGCCGTTTAAAGTAGCGCAGCGTTATTTGGCATTAATGTTCACTGGCACGTTTCTTATATCGTTTTTTATTGTGCTTGTGATGACCTTAATGGGTCAGGCCAACATTCCTGAAATCAAACAAGTAATTGACGATTTTTATGTTGGCGAGGCAATGCTGACTATTTTGGCATTTTATTTTGGCGGCGGTATGCTTGAGGGCGTGGTTGGCAAAGTGAAGGAAAAGAAATGAGACTTTCACAAAACTTCACACTTTCAGAATTGTGTAAAAGCCAGACTGCCGAGCGTAAAGGCTTTTTAAATCTGCCAGATACTGACCAGATAGAGGCCTTAGAAAAGTTATGTGCCTATATCTTGCAGCCCATACGTGATGAGTTTGGATCGTTTATTGTATCGTCAGGATTCCGTTCACCAGAACTTTGCGTTGCCATTGGCTCAAAAATTACATCACAGCACACAGCTAACAATGGCGCAGCGGCGGCTGACTTTGAGGTGGCCGGGCATGACAACTATGAATTATGCAAGTGGATAGAATCTAATCTGCCATTCGATCAGCTTATCTTAGAATGTTACAACGGTGAGCCAAACAGCGGGTGGGTGCATTGCTCATATGCTGATGAGGGCAGGCGCGAGACATTGACCTACAGTAAGGCCAAAGGCTATCGGCAGGGGCTGCTCAAAGATGGCTAGAGCGCGTCCAGCCAAGGGCAAAGCCAAGGTCAAGATCACGGCCAGCGGCAAGCGTGTGTCATACGGTCAGGCTGGTAAAGCAAAAGGCGGCGGTGCAAGGGTGCGCCCTGGCACATCAAAGGGTGATAGCTATTGCGCCAGAAGCGCAGGCCAGATGAAGAAGAACCCGAAAGCTGCACGCAATCCAAATAGCCCACTAAGGCTATCCCGCGCACGCTGGAAATGTAGCGGCGCAAAATCTAGGCGATCATAGGAGATATTGTTATGCCAATGGGTAAAGGAACTTATGGGTCAAAGGTTGGCCGTCCAAAAAAGAAAAAGCCAATGAAGGTTGCTGCAAAGAAAAAGCCTGCTGGCCGCATGGGTGGCCGTAGCCTGCGGAGGGTGTAGCGATGAAACGCCCTGGATTGTACCGCAACATTGCAAAAAAACGCGCACGTATAAAGGCACAAAAAGCCGCTGGTAAGACGCCAGAACGGATGCGTAAAGTAGGCAGTAAAGGCGCCCCAACGGCGGCGGCATTTAGGAAATCTGCAAAGACTGCCAAAAAAAGGCGCGCCTAGTATTGTTGCGATAACAGCAATAATAAAACAGGATTTATTGGTTCCAAATCAGTCCCACATTAGTCCTGCCATAGCGTACTATTGGTTCCCAACATATACCAACATAGCTCATATGGAGCTAATTTTACCCTCTAAATACCAGTTAAAACCGCCCTTTCACGGCGGCAACAGGGGTTCGAATCCCCTACGGGATGCCAGCCTGTAATCCAAGTATAGCTTAAAAAACAGCCCTCGGCCATTTTGGTCGGGGGCGCTTTTTTTGTCAAATCAGTCCCACATTAGTCCCACGGCACTTGCTTATCTTGTCTTAAAACGTTAATATGATATACTATATACGATATAATTATTCTGTATTTGTTAACAATCGAGGGCAAGCAATGTTTGATAATGTAGAGATTGAAAGCTTATTAATTAGTGAAAAAATTGTCCGTGGTGTCACGGTTTATGTAATTGACACCAGGTCATTATACCGGGCAACAAAAATTTCTTCTTATAACAGAAAAGATTTTGGCAGATTTGCAACACGCAAAGAAGCTGTGGCAAAAATGAATAAATTATTGGGTGCTTACAATGGCAATGAAGAAATTGAAGCACAGAAAAAAGCAAAAGTAATTACAGTTAGTGATGCTGTCATACAATATTTATCAGCACAAAAATTGTTGATGACAAAAAGCTATCATAAGGATCAAAAATTTAATTTAGGATTGCTACAACAGGCTTTTTATAAAGATATACAAATCGATTACTGGAATATTTCAATAATAGCAGGCAAATCAGAACGTGAAGATTTCAGACAATTTATTGAAAATTTAATATTGAATGAAGGTAAAAGTATCGAAACTATGTTTACGCGCCGTAAACATTTCACAAAATTTTTTGAAGCTGTTGCAAAAAAAGGCTGGATAGATGCAAACCCAATTTCTGACATAAAATTGCCAGAGAAAAAACCTACTGATAATAGAGCGCCAAAGGTACAAAAACATTTTACAGCATGGTTGCAGACAGATGGTCTTGATGCTTACAGCGCGGCATATACACTAGCGGCTGAAAAGGTATTGGCTGTTGGGCGCAAAAAATATCGCAAACGCAACCATCTTACAATAGCGCCAAATAAACTTGAAATGATGTTGTTGCTATCAATGACCAGTGGCATACGCCAAGGCGAATTACGCGCATTGCGCCGCTGTGATTATTCACCTAATGAGCAAAAAATAATAACGCGCCAAGCTGTAAAACATAGCACAAAAGAATTTGGCGATATTAAAACACAAGAGGGGCAAGACCGAGAAATTGAAGTGCCTTCAGAAATCTGCAAAATGCTTAATAAATTTATGCAAGAAAGCAAATTTCAAGAACGCGATGATTTAATTTTTCCATCAAGCACTGGCACACCATTACGCAAAAACGATTTTAGCGAGGCAATGAAACCAATCCGTTCAGCCTGCCCATTTATAGATAATGATACTGGCTTGCCACTACATTTTAAATGGGGCGATCTGCGCCATGTTTTTGCAAGTAACGAAATTGACCATCTTGGTGCTAACTGGCATGAGGTTTCTGAATCAATGGGTCACTCAAATCCAGAGTTCACAAAAAAACAATATGGTCATTACATCGAAGATGAAGAAAAAAGCCAGCGCAAGCGTGATGCAAGATCAGCAATATTAGTTAAAAGTAAAGGGCGCTAATGCGCCCCTTTAATACATTCTAAGAATTGTTTCCACCACGGCTTTGGTGGGTCAACAACAACAGCTTTAGCTGCTTTTTTAGCATCCCAAAATGCCTTTAGGCGCTTTGACTGCGCTGCTCGCATCTCAGGCGTCCAGTTTTTCGATGTCCTTGGCATCTATTCCTCCTAGTTTAATAATTTCAGTCTTAGGAATAAACCAGCGCGAGCCATCTGCTATTGCCCTGATTTGTCCAGCTTTGATCCAGCGCCGTAGTCTCTTACGGCTGGCATCTGTATAGCCCTCGCAAAAAATGGCATTACAAGCCTCTTTAACAGTATACAGAGCGTGACTAGCCATTTTTCGCACCTTGATACCCCTGCGGTGCTTCAGGCCACGGTGGTTCCTGTGATGGCGGCGGTGGTGGCGGTGGTGCATAACCAGGCGCAGGTGCCGGGGCAGGGGCTGGGCTGGTCATGTTAGGGCCATCATCAGCAAACAAACTGCCGCCACCAACTTTCACATACTGATCGCCAACCTTTTTTTGTAGCTGTAAGCCTGGCTGTTTTTGTGAATTTGCATAGTAGCTTTTCACAGCTTCATACAGCGCCTGATCCTCAATGTTGAACCAAAACGCTGCGGTTAGCTGATCTGTAATTTCCACGCCAGATTCTAATCTGACTTTAGTATTCTTAAATTCAGGCCGTGCCATTCTTTAAATCCTTTTCCTGTTTTTGCCAGAAGGCGTAAAAGCGGTTGTAGTCGCTTGGGTTTTCCTTGTGCATTTTAGTCAGCACAGGGTTTAACTCACTGATCCATGCGTTCAGGCCAGTAAGTGTTCTTTTTGCTTGGATTTGTGCCTCAAGCCCATCAAGGTCATATGGTT